AGATTAATCTTGTCAGACCCACCCCATCTACCAGTATGTGCGGCGTAGTATCTTACAGGTACCGGGAGTTTGCCACGTTTAGCTATACCTATAAATCTGTCTGTACGTGTTTCTTCAAGGGTACTTTTGTTACCCAAACGTGCCGAAACCAAAGTTTGTACACGATCATCGTCATGCTCTAACAACTCTTTGAACCCTTCGTCAGACTTGGCAAACGCATATGTCTCCTTACCTGTCGTCAGGCTTATCTTCATCGGCGGTTCAACATCGAACCCACGTAGCATGTCGGCGAACTTCTGGTTAGACATCAGGTCTTTCTTGTCGGTGACGTTGGCATCGTCTAGTAACTTTTCTTTACGCGCCTTCGTATCTTCAAGATGCTGCTCCAGTAGCCCAAGGTCTAACTCCAGTGTCGGCTCAATAAACATGCGTAGTGTTAAGTCGATTAACTTTAACTCTTGTTTAGGGAAACTCGCACCCATGCGTTTGAACAACTGGAACGTCAGGTCTACATCGTTCTTGGCATACTCGCCGTACCGCGCTATCTCGTCGTCGGTGAAGTCGGCTCGGTGCTTACCCTTGGCGTTATGCACCTCAGTCCCTTTCACGCCTACACCGTACCTCTCAGCAACGGCTTTGAGCGATGCGCCCTTCTCTACACCATGCAGTGCGCGTGACATATACATAGTGTCGAACCATATCTTTGGGTTAACTCCGTAACGCCACTTCAGTATGGCTCCGTCAAACATAGTGTTGTGACACAGTATTGCGCTGTCAGAGAAGTCTATGTGTGTGAGTAGACGCTTGATCTTCTCGTGAGCGTCTAACCACACCGTAGCACCGTTGTTCTTTTTGATAGCTAACCCGATCACCTCGAACTGCTCGTCACGCACATACTCTTCTGTCGTAAGTTTGGATAACGAGTATTGTTGATCGTAGTACGTCTCAAAATCTAGCGTATAGATATCCATCACTTGCTCACGATCTCGCCGCCGCAAGCCATGTATCCACAGGCATCTATCCAGTTATCTATATGCTTCTCGTTCTGCTTGATCCGCGCAAGTTTTAGCAAAGTCATCATCACCGCAACATCCTGTGGCCCAATCGAATAAATACCAAGATGCGTGTTCCAATACGCTGCGATAGTAAGAAAATTATCTTCCATGTCGCCGTGGTCTGCTGCACGATCTTTTGTGACGTATTCTTTAGCTGTGTCTAAGATACCTGCACGGCTAAACTCGTAATTTATTTTAGATACGGCGTAGCTAAACTCCATGTCTTCGCGCCAGTTGTCTGACCCAATACGACTAACAAGTTGTTTAACAAACTCTATGTCTACACCACAGGCTTCTGCTACCTCGGCGTATTCGGCTTTGCGGTTAGCAAGCAAATACTGCCAAACCTTTTCCTCTTTCTTACTCATATCTTTACTCCATTGCGTTGTAGTTTTAGGCGATATTCTTTTAGTTCTTTTCTCGCCCTGAATAAATCTTGCTGCACGTTCGGGTGGTAGTCGGTACGGTTTGCTTCACGCTCGTACTTGTCCACCTCATTTCTTAGAAAGCGCAAGTATGCTTTCTGCTGCGGATTTAGCTGCTCGTCTCCCATTGTTCTCCCTCTGGTCTAAGTTTAGGTCTGATTGATTCGGACATGACACCTGTATCTAGGCACCACATATTAACATCACCATCTGCAAACATGTACTGATCCATGTCCTCGTTGTCGCGTATAAATATCTGACACGCTTCGGAACTAGGCAGTGTTATATAGGTTTTTATCTCCCTGCCCATGATTGCATATTCTATATAAAAAACTGTAAAAAACTCCATTGCATACCTCTCTTAATTTGATAAAAAGTTTTGGGGGGCGTTACATATTCGCCCAGAGTATTGTGCTATAGTCCGACCTGCACCGCCCCTCACGACTCTCCCCTTCTCGGCAGATCATACCTTTGTTTAACCTGCATCACAGACTGATGCGAAACACCAAGTATATCTCCAATGTCACGCAGAGTCATACCCTTGAGAAGCATACGATTAATTACTTGTGCTTTCTCCGATAGCTTTCTAGGCTTTGGTACGGGGGCAGTCATTTTAGGCCGACCACCTTTACGCGCATTCTCTTGCGCTTGTTTATAATTTGGTGTGGCTGTGTTCAGCTTTTTATTATTTTGTTTATCTATATCTAGCTGCTCGTTCCAACACTGAGCATATGCGTTTTCAAATGGTACACCTGCTCGTACTAACTCTCGTAGTTTCTCCATCTGATCGCTCAAAACGGTGGCTCCTCTCCTGCGTATGTTGGAACCCACGCGACATGATCGCGTAGGTCATTAACTTTTTCTGGCTTGTTAGCCTCAAGCAAACCTAGTTCTCGTAGGTGCTGCTGTAAATCTAAAGGTAGATTAGTTTCGACGGAACCATGCATCGTCCGTAGCCCATAAAATATATGACGCTGCTTTCGTGTTGTTACCACACTCAACAGATGCCCTATGGATGATCCGATCTCGACGCATTCGGCTCAAAGTCTGATTAACCTCGACCTCGTCTATACCTAGCTTCTCAGCTATTTCTCCACCTGTATGCGCGTAAGCATGACTAGGCTGATCAAACAACCACAGAATACGTTCTTCTACAGACGTATATGGGATTGTTGCGCTACCTTTTGAGTCTTGTCCCACACGTGGAACTTTCTCAAATTTTTCGTCACTACGATCACTAGGTGGGTCAACACGGCGCACCAAACCAATCGACTGCCACTCGCAATCAGTTGGTTTTGTTTTTGTTGAAGGTACATTCTCATGGCACTTCAATACATACCACTGACCAAGTTGTAGATCGTCACGCGCTACTGCGCTTGCGTGGATAAAGATAGCCTCGTCATCTTCTGAGATAGCAAAGGCGTTTTTGTTTGGTATAATATTATATACATAAGCGGTTTTGTTTACGAATTTACCCATGACTGGGGGTGTTCCTTTCCATTGTTATATTATGGGTTGCTAGTTATAGAGGGCCATTTGAAAATGGTTCTATAGGGTGTAGTGCAACCTTATTAGTGTTAGCCGCTTGGCTAACGGTTCAAGAGTGCTTGAACATCAGTTATATTCTCCTCGTTTACTACTAGGGCGATGCCACCTGCCTCTGCGATTTGGTCAAGATTGGCTTGTTGCAGAGGTGTAGGTTTATTCTTCCCTGATTTACATTCGATGCCGATGAAACGTCCGTTATGGCAAGCTACAATGTCAGGCACACCGCTACGTCCATACCCACCTGTTACTGGGTAAAAGAAATATGCGTCATGCTGTTTCAATATAGCTACTACCTTCTTTTTAACTTTCGCCTCGGGGGTCATCAGTCTTGCATCCTTTGGTAACTGGTGTCCACAATTATTTTGTAGCACACCGACTTTTGTTTTTTAGGAGGTGTGAAAAAATTATTTCCACTCACCCCCAACTACTGTGAATGTATGCCTGTCTTTGCGCTGCCCTACGCCTTCAATAAAAGGGTTAATTAGCAAGGCGGCTAACTTACTTTGCATCCACTGTGGCAATTCATCTACAGAGCCATACCAACCTGTAGGTATTTCATCACACGCTATTCCAACGCATATGACTTGTACTCTACAAGAGGTAGGCTGTATGTAGACATGGTAAAGGTTATCGTCAACCCATTCAATATATTTATTTTTAGTTGAACGTGTTTTACTGAGCGTAGACATAGTAAACATTGTCCAGATGTTCTGGTCTGTACCCAACTCCATCGACAAAATGCCCACTCGGAACCATGTTCAGCTTAGTGATACCTTCAAGGATATGCTGCGGTGTATCCTCTTGTGTATACCATGTGTAATCTTGGGCTTCTGCATTCGACCAGAAATAGCTAGTCATGTTAACCGTAGGCATAACGCCAACCTGTACACCTGTACGTGTCTGCTTGATATACACTACGTCTGCCGCAGGATTTTCACGTTCCCTAGTTCGGGATTCATCCCACTCTGCAAACATACTAACAAGTTCTGTTCTGAACCCCTCATTCACAAACGTGTGGTTTGTATCAAGCAAGTGGCGCAACTCCGCTTCAAGACTAGACTTCTCACCCTTCATAAAATCATTGACCAACAAAGTGCGTGAATGTTTAGCCGCATTGTTCGCATCGTATTTAAGTTTGCTGAACTTATCTCGCGCATCGCTACGTGTGGCTCCGATAATCTCTGGCAGTGTATACGGCACTAGGTATCTACATGCGTTTTTAACTGCTTTGGCAAAGTGCTTCGTGGACGCAGAATTTTCCATACGCCCATGACCATACTTGGCATTCTGTATCTTGCGAGAGAATACTGTGTATGTCTGCTCACTATCGCCACTGTATTTGTAATCGGCATAGCCAACATAGCCCATCGCGTAAGGTTCTTCTTTGCGGTATATGTACCACTCTACACCTGTTGCCACTTTCGGTATGCATTTGGCACGTAGTTGTTCAGCGACTGTTTCGGCAAACTCTTGTGCATTTGGGCAGCTTCTGTTCTCTGGTAAAAAGTGTTCTGCATCTGCAAGAAGCTGTCTTACTGTTTTAGGTTTTTCACTCATATCATTCTCCATTGTTAAGTGAGGTGGGGGAACCTACGGCTAACTAGCAAGCTCCCCCTGTGTGCAGCCACTCGCAAGGATTCAACGAGACTTACACTGACGTGGTTAAGGGCAATATACAATGTGTCCAGTGACCCAACGCACTCACGCCTTACGACCAAGTGTTAGCCGTGTGGCTAACGCTCGGATTTAATCATAAACCCTGCATTGTTATTCATATACGAATTGTACCGCGCACGTATCCTGCTGAACTCCTCTTTGGTTTTTATCTCTTTGATCGGATAGGACACGTTTAGATACCACCCCTCTCTTGTTTGTTCTGCGAACATGATCCAATAGTTTAGACGCATCGGATGGTTCTCGTCTTTCAATATCTCACGCGCCCATCCTGATTGCCAAGCTGAGTAGTGATGTATGTTTTCACGATCACAAAAATACCGTTGCATCTCGCCTATCTTTTCCCTGTTGTATTCCATCTCCAACGGTAGCAATGGTGTCATAGTCATGCCCCACTCGAAAAATTTGTCGAGCATAGGTTTGAACTTAGCTTTCAAATTTTTGTTTACTTTCGGCCCTTTTGGTAAAGAACGGCCAGATATACCATCGTGCCTCCACACACCCACACTTGTCTGTATGAATGTCAAAGCTGAATTGTCATCAGTCGGACGCTTCCACTTGTGCCAGTGTACATCGCTATCTTTATGCTTCACCCACTCCCCACGTGGCACGGTCTTGTTCTTAGCAAGGTAGAAATCATCTGACTTCTTACCTCGAAAGCTGTACCTGTAATCAGGATCAGTGCCACTGTTAAGCAGACGTATATACTGCTTACCATCCCCATTGTGGACAAACGCCATACCCTTCGGCGTGTGTCTTTCGAGCATGGAATAGTGTGAGATGCTGTACCCTGTACCTGTCATATTGTTGATGGTGACGGTGACTGTACCATCCTTACGCTTGCGCCATACAATCGGTGCATAATCTTCTAGCTTCGCACCATGTGATACAAGTACATGTCTACCTAAGTCTTCGTCGTACTCCATGTTTCCCCAGTATGGGAACAACTCGTTACCACGTTCGTATCCACAGCTAATAGCGTAGCAGTTTCGGCTGATCTTCTGGATAGTCTCCCACTTACGCGCACGGTCACCGATAGGCCGCACGTTGCGGCTCGTACCATTTTCACGCTCACGTATTGGTTTCACATCTTCGTAGTGCTTTACCACGTCCTCGAACGTGTTGAATGCTGTATATGTCATCGCCATTGTTATTCTCCTTATAGGTCTCTTGGTTTAATATGAACTGTCTTACCGCAGTCTGGATTGGCTCCATCGTTATCCAAGATTGTCCACAGCACAGGCATAGTCCACTGACCCCAACCACCCCAGATGTATCCGTCTGTGAGAACGATACATGCTTGTGCGTTGATACGCTTATCTCGAATGTAATCGGTGACGCATGTTACATCAGTGCCACCACCACCCGCAGGTTTAGTTGACTTCACTACATCGTCCAGTTGGTGCGCATTGTAGTACTCGTCTGCACATACTTGCGTATCCCAATATAGAATACGTACAGCTTCGGGGCGCACCGTGTCGCAGATCGATTTGATTTCTGTTAGCCATGTGGCTAACTCATCACGACCAATCGAACCAGACGTGTCAACAGCCAATACTAGTTCCCCGACCTGCTCGGTGATACCGCTTGGCATAGCAACGCCCATGCCGACATATCTACGGTTCAGCTTGTTGTATGTGCTGAAGTCTTTACCTGCACACGTGTCTGTGATGAAGTCACGTAGTACCTCACGCCAATCGACTTGTGGGGTTAGCAAATCTTCTAGGTCACGGTTACCACCGCTGCCCATCTTACCTGCAACCGTATTGCCTTGTCGCACGGCTTCGTCGATCTCACGTGCCAACTCACGCTTTTCTTCGTCAGTCATTTCTTCGGCTTGTTCCCAATCGTGATCGTCGAATGGTTCCTGACCACCTTCTCCACCTTCACCGCCAGTGCCGCCACCGCCACCACCGTTACCAGGTGGCAAAAGGTCGTACACTTCCTGAGAATTCATACCCACGTATTTTCTGTCGTAACAGCCAGTTGATAGTGCGCCTGTCATTGTGGCGAACTTGTCTTGGCTGAACTCGTCTGTGATCTTGATGTTTATCACGTGATCGCAAGCAGTGTTGGCACGTTGTGGGTCTTCCTTCCAGAGATGTCTCCACGTGGTTAGGTGCTTGTACAATTTGTGGTACACCTCATGCAGCACAAGAAAGCGTAACTCGGCATCGTTTAGCTGCGCCACGAACTGACGTGAATAGTACTCGTCTTTACCGTTTGTGTACGCAGTTGTTGTTTTCGGATCGTCTGTGATCTGGCGTTTGCCGATCATCAACACCGCAGATAGATACGGTGCGTGACCCATGATTTTGACAACGGCCTTTGACAGCCGCTGCTCCTCAGTCAGATTATTAAGCATCAACATTGTTGCTCTCCTCTTCAAAACGCACGATTAGATCAAAACTAAATGAACCATCGTTGTCGTAGCCCATGTCCACAAGTTTCTCGTGGATCATATCTGCTAGGTAGCTAAACTCACTCTTGGTGAACTCTGTCACTTTAACTTCTTTCATTATTGTTCTCCATTTCTGTTAGCCATCTGGCTAACTACTCTTTATCCGCAGCAAACATGTAGTTGTTTGCCATTGCCCAATCGGTGAATTTCTTGTTCGTCATCACCATAGCTTGCTTGCTGTACTTCGGTGACCCGACACCATTAGCGAACAAGCCCTGTGTCTCGGCATCCAGACGTGGCAAGTAATCCATCCACGCATTGAGCCAATCTTTCTCCAGACTTGCCAGTGTACGATACACGACCATGACTTTCGCTGCCGCACTGTCAGGAACGAGTGCATTCTTCGGATCGTCTTTGATCGACTGCAAGGTAGGTAGCTTGTCGGCTAGTCGCACGAACGCCATCAAATCCATCGCGCCACGATCACCGATGGTACCCATCAGCGCTGCCGTCAGTGTCTTGTCATTCATGTGTGCGCGTCTGTGTAAGATGTTAGACGCCTTATGAAGAGACCTAGGCGTGACGAAATGTTTACGCGATGCCTTCGGATGGAAGATGTACGGATTTTCTTCTGGGTCTTTCACATCTTCGTATGCGGCAAACAACTGCGGATTGTCTTTGACCCAACCAAGCAAAGTGTGATCGATACCGTTGTTGATACCCCATTCGATCCACGACATGTGATCGGTCTTGCGTACTTGCACCACAGTCACACGATTGTACTGGTGCGGTAGCAATATGTCACCGACACCCTCGCTGCCTTTGTTTGTCGTCGCAAAGACAATACTGTCTGGATGCAGCTTCTTGCCACACATCTGCCTCTCTTGCATCAGCAAGTTCAGCGCGTTCTTGACCGATGGATTAGCCTTGCCGTACTCGTCGATCATCAGGATCACAGGCTTGTCCAGATGCAAACCCATCTCCTCGTTAGGCGCAAAGCTAACATATCCTTTCGTCTCGGCATCTTTGATTACAGGTAGCATCATGTCGCCCAAATCTTTGTTCGTACCGTCAAAGTAAATCGGTACGTGATCGGGGTGACGCTGCGCCAATACGGTTAGCATTGATGACTTGCCGTTACCCATGTCGCCCTGCGCAACCACAGTCACGTCTGTGCCAACCGCTGAGATCAAGTCAGTAGTTTCGTCCAAGTCTAGTGCATACATCATTTGTGCATTGTTCATTTTGTTGTCCTCCAAAGACTAATTATATATCTAATGATGGCAGTGCTGCGATTGCCGCGTCCACTGCACGTTTGGTTTCGGCACGGAAGTATTCGTCCTCACGTAGTGCGTCAGTTGTGACTCCGACCAGTGCTTCTTCGAGTTGATCTGCCATTGCTGTCATTTGAACAGAGTTAGTCACATTACTAACACGTAGCAGT